GCGTAGACCTAACGGGCGCAGTCCTAAGGGGCGCAGTCCTAATGCACACAGTCCTAAGGGGCGCAGACCTAAGGGGCGCAGACCTAAGGGGCGCAGACCTAAGGGGCGCAGACGGTAAGAAAATCTCAGTCACGAAAGCGCCGATACAAATCGGGAATCTGCGCTGGTTTGTTACTATTTGGGACAATCACATGCAGATAGGATGCGAATTCCACCCGCATAAAGAATGGGCAGCGTTTAACGACGCACGGATAGACAGAATGGACCAGCATGCCCAGCGCTTCTGGCGTGATTGGAAAGACACTTTGTTAGCGATGTGTGAGAAGCACAAGGAGAAATAAAAAGTGAAAGAATCAAATTTGACCGGGGCAATGCAGGGCGCGTCTTTGCGTATCGCCCCCGCAATTCATGAAAAACTGAAAGCCTACAGAAAGACGCCGGACTGCATAGCGCGTTTTGGCGACCGCTACGGGAAAGCCCCCAGCATGTACGCGCTGGCGTCTACCATGCTAGAGGAAAGGTTGGAGGAACTTCGGGATTTAGAAGGGCGCTATCTTTTCCACTAAAAAACCGCTAGCGTCTCAGGGCCGGCACGGCCGCTTGAATACCGGCCCACAGCATGGACAGAATCAGGCGGCCGAAAGCCGTACCAATTCCAAACGCCACAAGCGCAATCAATACATAGTTTTTGTATGTCAGGAAACGCGCCCACAGGCCGCCGCCGTTATCCCGCGCGGATTCATAGCGGGCTTTGCATTCTGCCAGGGCCTTAGAACACGTATTCAAACTGTCGGAAACCGTGCCGAGTTTTTTCGAGCAGGCGTCTAGATCCTGGGAAGCGCGGGAGATCAGCGGCCGGGCCAGATCGGGAAGCCCGTTCTGTTCTGCCAGGGTGCGCAGCGCCTGCGCGCTCTGTGTACTTTGCGCCTGCGTGTCCACGGTGTCTACGGGTTTGACCACCGGGACGGAATAGCACCCGGCACAAAAGAGAAGAAGCGCAGTGATTACTCGAACCATGCGTCAACCTCGTTACGTACGCGGGCCCAGTGCATTCGGCTTGTGCCGTGTATGACGGAAACGTGTCCGTGGTCGTTGTGCGGTTTCCATGTTTCAAACACTTCGCGCTGGCCTACAGTGCCGGCGGCGCCTATGAGTAGAAGAAGAGAAATCCAGAGTGCTTTCATCTCGGTGGCTCCTGTGGTGGGGGTGTGACGGCAGGCGGTGCCGCTGCCGAGGGGTCTTTTTGGATGATCCTGGACAAAAGGGCCGCCTGTATGCGGTCTGGGTCAATTGCCAGGACCAGACACACCACGGCGGCCGCTATCTCAAGACCGCCGAAGGGCCCGTTGTAAGGGCCCAGGACGGTAGGCGGGACTTTCAGAATCGATTCAACTACACAGAGCAGAGAACCGGTTATGAAAAGCACCGCCGCAGCAATGACAAAAATCATCCTGACTTTTGTCATCGTTTCCCCTTCTTTTTTGCCGCCTTCTTTCCTGATTTTTTACCGGCCTTTTTCACGGCTTTCTTGCCCGCTTTTTTCTTCGCGGATTTTTTCCGTGCAGGCGTTGCCGGTGCGGACTCCTGCGGCATTCCTTCGGTCAGATTTTCGGCGGCTTGAGCTTCGCTCTTCATAGTAGCGTCCTTGTGTTGTAAATAGTGCCGTTGAATCATCGGCGTTTGTACCTTTGCCTTTGCGGCCCTTGCACAAAAAAGGGCCCCTCACGGGGCCCCTGTCAACCCTTATTGATTTCCGCCGCCAGAACTCCAAAAAAATGCATCCACGGGAAACCGGCGCAAATGTCGGAATGCTGGCCCGCGCGGATGTTGTCTGCCGGGGGCTGTGCCCATTTAGTGCCCGTCCAGTAGGGAATATCCCGATGCTGTAGCCACCCTGGGCGCACAACGCGCCCGGCTTCGTCTACCTGCCCGAGCTGCGGGGGTACCAGTCCGAGCCGCCAGGAATTCCCGAAAGCGAGTTTCGCGGCCGTTACGTGAGCGCGGGCAGCTTGCATCAGCTTTTTTGTACCGTCTTCGGTGGCCCAGTACCCCGGCGGCTCCGTGGACAGCCCGGCAATTTCCACTTCCCAGGAGTCTTCTGCCGTGTTGAAATTGCCGCAGCCCCAGCACACCGCGTCAGCCGGCAGGCATAACACGAAGCTGTCACGGTCTGCGCATGCATGCACGGACGCAAACCGGCGGCCGTATTTCTCGGGGTTCTGGTTTTCCGGCGGGTCCGCAAGGTAGGCAGCAACGATTTCCGCCGTAAGATCCCCGGAAGGCCCGCCAGCGTCATAGACAGGAACATGCAGAACCCCTATAGATGGGTAGGGCAGGCGGGGCCGTTTACCCCGGCCGCAGGTCTGGAACGCTCCCAGGCGGTGCTGAAAAGCTCCGGGCTGGCTGATCCGGTGTGGGTGTGTGAAATTGAAGTAGTCTTCTGGTCTGTCAGTAGATATCATACAATCCCCCGCGCTTTCAATGCTTCTTTTACACGCGGGAAAACCGCGTCTTCAAATGCCGCTGCCGACCAGTGAATATGGTCCCCGCTGTCGTACTTTTGCAGCATGGTTCCGCCGGGGGCCAGAATGTTATTTACCGGCACGAAGTCCGGCCCGATGGCCGCTGCCAGTAAAGCATTGAACCGCGCAATTTTCACGTTAACAGGGTTATCGGCGGGAAGGCCCAGCGGGCACAGTTCTAAGCTCAAAACGTACCCGCCCTGCATGGCGATACGCCCCCGGACCGCAAGGTGCGCATTCAAAACGTCTTTAACTTCGCGGCCTTGCAAAAAATCATTCCCGGCCCAGTCTATCACTGTAGCTAAAGGCTTTACAATACCGGTTAACGCGGCCCCGTATTTCAAACCGTCGGGGTCCGCCGTGGACCCGGAAACCGCAAGACACAGCCAGCCCGGTGTGTCATTTATTTGCGGCTCCGCCTGGTGGAATCGGGAGTCCCCGGACCACAGGACTGATTTGCCGGCAAACTGTGCAGCCTGTGCAAGCCGGATCTTGAACAAAAGGTCAATGAACCCCGGCCGCTTTTGCGGTCTGCGTTTGTACCACCATACTTGCAGTTTGAGAATCAGTTTTTTCATTTTTTCAATACCTCGGCCAGTCTGTCTGGCAGCTGCAAAACATGCCCGCCTAACGTGTCCAGCTTTCCTTTGATTTCCTGTATGTCTTCTTTGGAGTCCATGAAATGGGCTTCCAGCGCCGCCACGCGTTCACGTACCTGTGAAAAGTCCTGCATGATTTCCTGCACTGCTTCGTTAACCGCTACAGAGACCGCCGCGCTCATTTTCTCATCCACGCGCGCCGCAAGCACACGGTACAAAGCCAGAATGCCCCCGCCTGCGGTGGTCAGAACCCCGAGCAAAGTTGACGCCAGGGGGAAATGTTCTCTTAACCATTCCATTCCCCTTAGAACGGTCTGAAAACTACGGTCACCCCACACTGGTTTGCAGTAGTGGAGAAATCTGCTTGAGCCATGATAGAGACGTAGTCCCCCGGATTCATGGGGACTGTGGCAGTAACTCCACCGTCATTTCCCGAGGCTACCCATCCGCCGGTTATCTCTTCAGCGGCGGTGTAACTTGTAGACACGCTGTTTTTTTGTGCATACAAAGTGGCATTCCCACCGAGCCCCCGCGCTTTCGCGCTTACATAGAGAAGGCCCGAGCGGTTTGCTGTAAACCTGGTCCCGTTTGTTCCATCGTCACTGTACGTCACTCCCCGGCCTCGGTTTTTCAAAACTGTAGTCCATCGCAACGTTTCCCCCTGGCGGGCGTTAAACGTGGTCAGCTGGATTTCGTCGTCGTTGGTTTTGTCGCCCATCCCGAACGGGATAACGTCTACAACGTTGCCAGACCCGTCCGACGAAAACATGGCAATAAGCCTGTATGATGAGTCGTAGTCTGACAGATACTCCCCGTACGTTTCGGACCATGTAGGGGCAGGGGAATAAATGCGAGTGTCTGCAGCCGTGGTCACGCTTCCAACCCTGTAGTATGCAGTCAGGGTTCCCGCGACTCCTGCCTGTGCAGCGCCGTTTGAGTTCCTGACACGGATGTATTTCAGCCCGGACCCGCCGGAGTCTGCTACGTTAGAAAACGCCGTGCATTCAAAAACGCCGCTGTTAGCGGTGGACGTTGTGCCGGTGACAGGTACCACCATGCCCACCGCGAAAGACGAAAGGTCCACCGCGTTTAGAACGCCCAGCTCCCACACGCCGCCGCCCACGGAGGTAATTTTCTGAATCGCTGTAGAGCCAAGCGCGGAATTCCCCCAGGCAAGGTGAACCTTGATTGCACCCGGTTTGATTCCTACGTAATACCAGTAGTTATTGGCAATCGCTGTGTCACCTAACGAATTCGCCAGCCATGTCAAAGCGGTGTCTGCCGTTACCTGTACAGCTGTACCTTTTACGTCGTAGGTTCCCGCCTGCACGGTGGGCGGGTTGTTTGAGTCTTTCAGGACGCCGCCGATCAAAAGCCCGCGCGGGAGTTGCGCAAGAATCGCCGCCACTTCCGACGTTATGAGCGCGTCAAGGTATTCAGTGTTTGCCCATATTTTAGCATTGTTCGCGCGGAACTGGTCCCCGCGTACAAAACCATTGTCCGGAAAATACGGATTCGGGGCGGAAGGGCTGGCGGGGTCTTGTGGGTAGGGCAATGACATTTTCTTTTTCCTCGCTAGTTAATGGCGCACAGGTCTTTGATTTCGATTAGATAGACGTCTTCCCCGTACGTGGCATAAAGATACACGCGGTTCACGAAGGGCTTGATTTTGCGGATCAGCGCAATGATAACCCCCAGATTGGCAAAACCGTCAGCGGTTAACGTTATAACAAGTTCTACGTTTTCCGTGGTCGGATTCACGCCAAACAGACCATAGAAGCCGTACCCCTTCGACGGCCCGGAAACCGGCGGCGGGGTTTGCGATGTGATAAGCGGATCATCGGGGGCGAAAATGCCGGACGAATCCAGATAGGTGTTTTGATACACGGACCCCTGCAGGTTGTACAGCGTCGAGCACTTGAACCAGTCGCCGTCATAAAATGTGTAGATCGCCCCGGTGTCCCCCGAGCCGTCATCATACACCCCGGCAACGTCTCCGTCGGACGCTACCAGCAAAGACAGGTCTGAAAGTGCCGCTACGTCGAAATAAGAAATTACTGCGGCCGTGCTGACCGGCGGCAGCCAGACAATCTCTCCATTGTACAGATAGCCACGGCACATATAGGTAGAGGACGCGGGGGCCTTTGTCCATCCTGACGGGGCTGCCCAGGCGCGTCGCGCATAGGCAGTATTGCCGGGGGTACTGGGTACATAAGGCGCATCCGTAAAGATAATCAGGAGTTCTGCAAAATTGATCGGCGCGCCTTTGCCCGCAATGACCTGCCCGACGCCTGAGATCCAGCCCACCTGTACAAGCAGATTGTACAGCTGGTTAATACAGTCTGAAAATGTCTCAGGACGCGGGGAATACAGATATGAAAGTAAGTCCCTTTCCGTATTCAAATTGCTTTGAATCCATGTGAACCCGATTCGCTGGCTCAGATAGTACAGGTACATTTGCAACGAGGGGGTCAACCCGGCATAATCCCGTGTGGCCCACTGACGGAATGTGAGGTCAAACAGGTTTTGTTGATCCTGGAAAAACTCCGTCACACCGTCGAGCCATGCCGCAATCTGTGCGGTCTTCTCAGATTGAGAAGGCGAGAAATTGAAATACCCCGGTGCCGTGAGCTGCCGGAATGTCCCGCGCTCAAAACTCATGCAACGGCCTCTGTCAGCGTTACTGTAATGCGCGAAGGATCAAGCGTCACAAATCGGTCATACCAGGACGTCCCGTCAGAGAAAAGCGCGTCCAGTTTGAAATTCACCGTTGCAAGTGTCCCCTCATACGGCGCGTGGATAGAAAGCAAAATCGGGTTCTGTTCGTAATCGTTTGGGTCTAATTCAATGGAAAGATTTTCACATGTGAGGATCTGTACGCCGGTATTGTCGCCCGTGTTGTTCTGCCCGGCAATGAGAGATCGCACAGCTTCTATAGCGATAAACGGCGCAATGACCGGTCCGTTTTCACTGGCGGACACGGAAGGGTTAGACGTAACCGGATCGGCTGCGAGCGGTTCAAAAACGAAAGTAAAAGTTCCTTCGGTTCCGGACAGAAGGCGAATCAAGCGTTGCACAAAAGCCGTGGCGAAGGCTTCAGCCAGTTTTTGCTTTTCTTCGCTCAGTGTATCAGGAGGGAAAGACACATTCACCTGGCAATCAACGGTAGCCGCTACCGCCTGCGCAGGGGTCAGACTGTACGCCTGCGGGTAAACACCAGTGTAGGATGACCCTTGAATAATCGGGTGCAAGTCACTGTCCTGGCTGTTAAGGTTTCCGAATTCAAAACGCCGGGTCAATACTCCGATGGCTGCGGCGATTTCCTCCGGCCCTGCATAGATGCCGGACGTTAGCAAAATAACACAGTTCAACCCCTGCGGCGGTATCGGAATCGGAACAGTGATGCCGTCATTGTCTGAATTGACGTACAGTTCTACAGCATCGTAGGTTTCTAGCAGTTCTTTTTTCGCGGCAACCGTAGATTGAACGCTGACGTTATTCGATTTGTAAAACGTAAGACGGTTCAAGTATGCACTGTCTGATTCTATGCCCCGGCCGCCGGTCAACGGCTGCGGGTTTGTGATTGTGCCGCCGGGTCCGCCTGTGAAAGCCTGGTCTGCGGGCAGGTTCTGGCCTGCTCCTGTCTCCACAGACTGGATGCTGAGATAGCCGGTTTCACCTACACCCACAGTTACCGCGCTGCTCACGTTCGTGTAGGTGTTCCCGTTGGGAGCCGTGAAAATCGTCCCTTCCGGGAATGACAGACTTTCGCCGCCGCCGTTTACAATCTGCAAAAACCCTTTTGCAGACGCGGCAGCCAGACGCGGGAAGCCGGGGTTTTGCAGGTCAATATCTGACCCGGTGGGGTTGAACTGCTTTACAATGGAAGCGTATTGCGCCGCGTCAACCTGCACCATGATTTGCGCCAGAAATTCTTTGATCTGGTCTTCTACGCTGCCCGCCGGCACGTCCACACCTGCAGCGGCGGCCGCCTGCAGAACCAGAGTCCGCGCATCGTTGAGGGTCAGCTGTGTGTATTTTCCGTCTGCATTTAGCATTATGCCACCTGTACGTTATAGCGGGCACGGTCTTCCTCGTACGTTACAGAGATAACCTGCACGTATTTTGTAGCCACGCGGTTTATATCAAGACTTCTGTCTTGCACTGACTGGGAAATCGTCCAGATTAGCTGGTTGCGGCCAAAAAACAAATTGGCCGGCCATGAACCCTGAATGCACCGCAATTCGCATTTTGCATTCTGAATTCCGGGGGTGCGCGTTGTTGTCAGGTGCCCCACGTCGTCCGTCACAAAATTGCCGTTGTCATCCAGTGCAATCACGGAATCGGGCCCCCTGTGACGGCGGGGCCTGTAGGCCCTAAATAGTCATGACGGTGGCTCCCGAAATAGATACCGGTTAGAAATGCGGTTCCGTTGACAGTCAGGTTTCCGGTTACTTCAAGATTGCCAATCACAGACGCGGGGCTCCCCGGTGTGGCAGACTGCAGCCCGCCGACGCTTAAATTTCCAGTAACGACAGCGTTAGCCGCTATTGTTGCGCTTTGCTGCACGTCCAGACTTCCCTGCACTTCCGCGTCCCCTTTGACCGTGAGGTCTCCGTCAAGCGTGGTGTCCCCCTCTACTTCTGCGTCCCCTTTGACCGTGAGGTCTCCGTCAAGCGTGGTGTCCCCGGTTACTTCTACGTTGCCATCAAAAACAACATCCCCTATGAACTTGTAATCACCCTTAAACGTGAACACGCCGCCGGCCGGCTTCACTACATGGATGATGCGCCCGTTCGATTCGGAAGCGGCAAAATACCGGCTGACTTCTTCATCGTCCAGGTTGTTTCGGATTGTGACCACAAGAACGGTATCGCCTGACGCGGGTTTGATCCCCGCGACAGGCTTGACTTTGATCTGCGGGTGAGGGGTGCCGTCAAACTCGGCAACAAGCGGGGAGACTGTCGCGGTGTTCCCTGCTTCATCGTAGTTGTCAACCGTGGCGAGAAAACCGTCTGTCATAGATTGGCCCCTGAATACACCGCATTTTCAAACAGAGTGTCAAGTCTAAAATTACTTATCAGCCAGTTGTTAGTAGCCTTGATTTCCAGCGAGCTTTCCCAGGACGAAATAAGGTACTCGTATTCCAGCACATAGAATTGATACGCCTGCAGCCCAAGGACCGGTGCCGGCTTCGCGCGGTACGTTGCAAACAGCCCGGCGGAACGGGAATCGTCGAACAACTCCACGGAATCGAAAAGCTCACACCCGGTCATCTCTGTTTTGAAGATCGCCCCTGCGTAGTCCTGCACCGCGAAAGTAGAAATGAGCCATTCCCCCGGCGGCGTACCACGAAAACAGAACTTGCGCGGGTTCGGCAGCGTAGGCGGGTTTTTGCTGTCAAGCCCCTGGATCTTTATGATTTTGTTTTTTTCGTCCAGGTCAAATAGCACCCCGTTATCCCTGCACACATTCGCCAGGATCTTGTTCACAGGGGCCGGCGGGTAGTATCTGGCTACCACTGGCGTCAGGTGCGCAATGCCGGTGTCTGACGCTTTGACCTGATACCCTGCCGGCGTGAGCTTCGAAGCAAGCTGGTCCACGAGAAAAGACTTTTTGTCAATGTCCAGATTGAATTTCAGCCGCATGACCATAGAGTCAAAAGACGCGCCGCGAATCGTCATCTTGGAATTTATCCGGCGTTCATCGAAGTTAAACGACGTACCGTAAACCATGAATTTCCGGGCAAGTGTGATTGTAGTTCCACCGGGGCCGGCTATGTCAAAGAACAGCACACCATAGGGGAAAACGTTCTGTGCGTCGACCACCATTTTAGTAGCGTTTTCCAGAGACAGAACAGATTCCTGACCGACCAATTGCTGTACGTTGATCAGCGTCACAAGCTCCGGCGGTGCGTTCTGAATTACTACGTTAACCGACGTTTTCAAACTGTCGGCAAGGTTGATTGCACTGTGCTTATAGCGCACCGCATAGTTGAGGGAAAACACCGACAACGCTGCCGAATTAATGGGGATGTTGAGAATTTCAATTCCCGCGCGGTCTACAGCTCTGCGAATTTCTTTTTCTGTGTACTGGTCGTCTGACCGCGTGTAATCCAGAAGCGCAACCGGAGTTGCAAAATTCGTGTCCGTGTTCCGCTTGAAGAAAATTATCACAGATAGTCAACCCTGTAGAAAATGGCGTCTACGTCGAGCGGATCACGGTCACAAAAACACCCGGACGAGAACAGGCCGCCGGCAAGGTCCATGTTCGGCACAACGGACACGGAGCCCTGAAGCACCGCCTGCCCGGTGGCATAAGAAAAAATCTGCGAAATACGAAACCCGTTTTCAAGTGTGATAATGCGAAAGCCCCCGCGCGTACCGTCTACACAGTCAAACATTTGAATAGTGTTTTCCGCCACGCTCGGAAACGTCAGGAGCTTCTGGACGATTGCGTCAGTGTCTCGTGTAAAATACGCCATGCCTTTACCCCGTTACCGCGCGCGCTGCGGATGCTACCGAAGACCCCACACCGGGGCCAAGTAATTGATTGGCCAGGTTTTCTACTACAGCGCCAGGGCCGCCTGACGCGGTTTTGTTCAGAAGTTCTTTAAGTGTGATTGTAGCCACTACGCCGCGTTCTGCTTCGCGCTTGTTGAAACTCAAACGCTCTATGTACCAGCTGGACGAAAGGTAGCTTGACCGAATAGAAAAAGCGTTAAGCGGCATGTACAGATTGAGGGCAAAGATTGGCTGAAAGCCGTCTTTCATATTTTGCAACGTCACAAGCTGAGACGTGACAAAACTGGAAGACACGCCGGAAAGATTCGGAGCGGTTACGGACCCGCCGAAAATGGAGCTTGCCACGTTTGCGATTTGCTGCACTACCTTTGTGATCTGCACTACTTGCTGAGAAGTAGCTGCAGGTGTTTCGGAAATCACTAGATCAAAACGGAATGAACCGGGGGCCCGCGCGCTTTTCATTGTCAGGTCACCGTCAGTGATTGGCATCCCGGTTATCTGAGAACTGGTCTGTGCATCCTCGGACGTAGAAACACCGATGACGAAACCGGGGAAGGGGTTCACGCGCGAAGGGAGACCAATCAAAACAGGCAGGCCTGTAATCCCCTGGCTGACTGTGCCTAGCTGGTTCTGTGGGTCAAATGTGAGATTTGCCATTTCTGTTTTTTACTCGCTCGGGAACAATTCACGCATAGCGTCTATCTTCTGGGAGTGGCTCATATTCTGGTCTCCCATAATTCTGATTGCTTGCTCCATGTTTCGGAACCCGCCGATCAGCGCGGACGCCGCAGCCGCCAGCCCGGTGTCTATGCTATTCTGTATTCCCTGAATCTGCGAAGCATAACTTAAATTTGCCGCCATACCATCACCGGCGGTTAGCATGGCGGCAGACTGCGCGCGGTCCTGGTCATTAAACGCGACATTCGCGGTTCTGATTCCTGTCAGTTCCGCACTTTGTTTCTGCCTGTCTTCTTCGGGAATCTGGCTCCACAGCTGCGGCATGATCGCCTGCCGCGCGGACGGGGGCAGACGCCGCACCGCGTCAGAGATCCCCTGCATGAAAAACCCCTGGTCAGTTCCAAGTGCTTCAAAATTGCCGCTGGCAAGCGCGGTTGTCTGGCGCACATCGTAGTTTTGTTGCTTGCCGTTGTTATACAGAGTATGCAAAGCATCTTTGAATTCAGTAGTGAACCGGCCGAACTGCGGCCCGAGCGTTTCCATGATACCGCGTTGCTCTGCTACAGAAATGTCACTGCGGCCTTTTCTACTGGTATCCCCCGCGCGCAAAAATTGACTGTCCCCGCGTGACCAGAACGCCGCCGTGCTCTGCGCATCCGTGGTATCAGCCCAGTCCTGGGCGGCGGATTTGATTTTGTCTTTGAACGTCAGCGCGGAGTTCGCCATAGTAACGGCAACGCCTAACGCGGCACCGACGAAAGGGATAGTAATTTGACTGAGGGCCTGCCCGATGGATGAAATGAGCCCGGACGTGGACAGAGACGCTGCACCCTGAAAAATCGTATTCGCGGCCTGCCCGGCTTTCTGCCAGCGTTCCGCAGCTGTGGTTTCTTCTTTTGTTTTCTTCTGCTCTGCGCGGTCGGCTTTCTCCGGCGGTTCTGCGGGGGCTGTCGCGTACCTGTCCCGCGCAAGGTCGGCGCCTGACGGGGCCGCGTCCGATTTGCCCAGGCTGACGCGTGTTTCCGCAGGGCGCGAAAACTTCTTTTTCTCTTCTTGAATTTTCTTGAGGGTGCTGACAATAAGGTCAGCCCCTTTGATACCTAGCTTTAGAATTTCGAGGGTGTTCACAGAAGCCCCCGCGTGAATCGCTCAACCCAACGGGAGTATAGCCGGCGGGTCTGGTTAAACGTTAGACGGCCTAGCTCTGTAATGCTGACCTGTTTGTGCAAAACCAGTTCCATCGGGTCAATTCCAATTGCCAGTGTGCGCCCTGTCTCTGCATCTACTAGACCAAGAAAATTTGAAAAAAAAACTTATCCGCAACGCGTTTGATTAACGCCAGCTCATCCACCTTGAACCCGGTTTTCAAATCGGTTACAGCTTCACCGTTTTTCAGGATGCACCCCGCGCGGGCCATAGCGTCCACCGCCTGCAAAATTCCTTTCTCCAGTGCCTGGCACATTAGAAACGAATCGGCGGGGTCTGTCAGGGTGTAGGTGTTCCAGCCGAACTTGTAAGAAATCTTGTCTTCTTCGAGTTCCGTAACTTCTACATCCAGACAGACCGACATTTTGCGCTGCAGGCGGGCAAGTTCCGGCATGTGCGACCGGTAAACGGTCATGAAGTCCGCTTCTTCCTCTGTGGGCAGGAAGGGCTGAACTTTCTTCAGTTCCTTTTTTGACAGCTTCGATACGTCTACGTCAAAGAGTTTTTCTCGAATCCCCTCTTTGGATACCCGAATGAGTTTGTCAAAAACTTTCACGTTAACCGCCTTTTATACCGGGTTTCCAGCCGCATCCAGTACAGAAAGCTTTCCGTAATGCATGGAAAATTTCAACGTGGCTACGTCATTGGAAACTGTACGCACCGGGTGGTTGTAGATTTTACAGTTTTCGTGCAGCTGCGTTCTGACCTGAGAATCGTCCTGGTCATTACGCTTGTACGTGACTGCACAATCAAACATAGGCTGAGGATTCGACAGCGCCCACTTAACCAGCTTGTCTGCTTCCGGGGAATCGAAAAGCGAAATGTCGCGCTTGCCGGCGGTTGCGTATTTGTCTATGTACTGACCGTTGTTTCCGTCATTCGCGGCGAAGTACCGCGCGCGTTCACTGTCCGGTTGCGGTTCTGAGATGCATTCTTCTTCATTCAGGAATACGTCCGCCTTATAAGTGATCGGTGAAAACCCGGCCGCCTTCGGTGTAAAGACGGCGATGATTGTTGCAAAAGACATTGAGCTGGACATTTTCTATTCTCCTGTTTTGTCGTTATCCGCTTACGGGTAAACGAAATTAATAGTGATGTAATGCGCAGCGCCAAAGCGTTTGATTGACGCGTAGACGGTGCCGCTGGGCCAAATGCCCGTGGCCTGCCACGTTGGCGCGCGGACGGTTACCTGTTCGGCGGTCAGAGCCCCGGCCGAGAAATCAGGCGAGCCGTCAGCTTTCCCGAGAATCAGGTTCAGCGCGAAACAGTCTTTCAGCGCCTTGCGCACAATTCCCAGGACTGTCTGAATACCGCCATCATCATTCGGCACACCAGTCTGCCCGGCGGCCTGCAGCGTGTTGTGCAGAAGTACATAGGCATAGTCTTCGATGTAGTCACCGGCCAGAACCGTTTCAATCTGGCTTGTGTCTGGCGGGTTGACGTCACTGTTCATTTGTGTGTCATACACAAAGAGCGAGTTTGCAAGGTCTTTCGCGCCATTGTACTGTGCCAGGGAGTTATTCGCAATGACTGACCGCGTGGCGTTTGTGTACGTGTCCGAGTCCAAAAACGCGAAGTCATGCGCATCGGACAGGGAACCCCAGGAGCGGGAAACTTCCGGGCCGTTGATACAGTAGGACGCCCATGCGATGGCAATATTGTCATACACGGTTTGCCCAAGAATGGTTGACTTTGAGTTGCTGACGATCGTCAGAAAGCCCGCGTCTGAATTGATCGAGCCGCCAAGCTGTAGCTTGGCCGGCAGTTCATCGCCTTCCTCTAACCAGTACGTATGCAAAACTACTTTGCGGTGAGACCTGACGCCCCACTCGGAAATTACTTCGAGGTCTACAAAGTAGTTGTACTGGGTGCCGGCGTACCCGCCGTTATAGCGGTCGACGTAAGAAATGATTGACCAATCCCGTTTGTTCCGGTTCGCATTGTTGAGCAGTGCAGAAGTCACACCGTCAGGAGCGGACAGAATGTAAACGTAGGAATAGGAATAGTCTTGTCCGAACACTACCCGAAGGGCGTTGATCAGGCCCAGGCTGTCAGGGTTCAGCGTGGCAAAAGTGTCTTCATCGGTGCTGTTGATTTTTATCAGCCCGGTTTCGGGGTCAGGTGTGTACCCGGTGACTTCTTCGCGTGTGACAAGCATGAGCGACCGCGTCAGCGCGGGAAGCGCGCCCTGCGTGGCCACTGACTGGATAGTGATAAATTGAGCGTTTGACATTTTCGCTAGTTCTCCTTATTCGTTTGTAAATTCAAGTGCAAAATCAAGGTCTGTAGAAATTCCGGGGCCGTCAAAGTGGACAGGATAGCCGCACACTGCCGCGAATTTCGCAATTAAAACCCCCGTGGGGACCGGGGCGCCGGATACCATGCTGAAATCAGTTTTCTCCTGCAGGTCCAGAAGGTCTGCGATAAACAGAGACTCTCCGCCGGATACCCTGCGCAGCACCTGCAGGTTAACGTCAGATAACGCAACGCGCGCAAGGTTGAAAGGAAGAAACAGGGCTGCGTCATTTTCAATTTCGTTTTCTGGCGAGGTGAAAAAAGACAGCTGATACTCGAAACGAGTATAAACCCCGCCGCCGTCGCTGGTCCAGGCGGTGGCCTTCGGGTTCAAAATGAAACTCTGAAAATACGGGTACCGGTTGTTTGTCTGATCCTTCGAATTGTTTTTGAGTGTTGCCGGGTCTATGCCGTACTTAATGACCGGGCACCGGACACCCTTTGCTTTCAAAAAAGCGTTCAACGCCGCATTGATTGCGTAGTATTTTTCCTGCAGTGTCTGCGGGGTGAAACTCATGAAGACGAGTACCCCGAGCCGTAGGTCACGCCATCAGCACCTAGCGGGGGCGCGTCACACAGAAACACGCTGGCCCCTTCTTCGATTGTGTAAGCAGTAACTTTCAGTAATGTGCCGTCGGCGCGCTGCACCTGGTCCGGGGCTTTCTGGCGTTCGCCTACCAGCGCCACAGAAAAGCCGCCGTTCAGAGTAATTCCGGATTCCCGCAGTCTCTGGATTTCCGAAGACGTAAGCGCAACCACGCGCGCGTCAGCTTCAATCTCTTCTTTGTAAAACGTGAATGAACCGTCGTCATCTGCGGACGGCTGCGAAAGCAGAGTAATAAGAACCACCTTTTCAACCACATTGCGGCCGATTGCGTAAGAGAGCAGGTCTCTGGTTATGTCGCCCACGGCTATTTCATCCAGGCCGCAGCGCGGCGGCTCGCAATTCGGCGGCGGTATCGCTCGGGGTCGTTCGAAGAAAATGAAGTAGAAACGCCTTGCGAGCTGACTGACTGGATCTCAGGGAACTTGTTGTCAATCGCCAGAAGCTGGCAGGCGGTATCGAGAATTTGCGCGTCATAGTCAGACGCGGAATACAGGGCGGGGTTTACGTCCCGCCCTGCAGCCACGATATACACGGTCAAGGCTTCGTCGCTGACAGAAGGGTTCTGCAAGCGCCTTTTCAGCTCGGCCAGGTATGCCGTGGGGTCCATCGGTCCTTACGCCGCCTGGCTGAATTCCAGAATGAACGCACCGCCGTAGTGCATGAACATTGGCCCGCCGAAGATGTATTCGGTACGGAAGTTCATAATCGACGCGGAGACGTTTTCACTGGTCACAATCGGCAGCGCAGTCTGTCCGGGCATAATGACCGGCTTGTTTTCCTGACGGCAACCCATTGCCACAAGTACCATGTAGTTGTAAGCATTGGACTGACCGTTGCCAATGTCCGCACCGTAGTTCAAGAGGCTTGTAGGAATCACATTGATCTTGTTTACGATCTTTCCGCCGGTTGCGGTTGTGACCATTTCCTGCAGTTGCTTGTTGAACGTTCCACCGGACGGGTATTGCATTGCAAGACCATACCAGCTAGAAGGCACGAACAGAGCCCATTCCTTCGGTGTGAAATCGACGTTTTGCTGTGCCGGCAGCTGGAACAGGCGCACAAGTTCTTTGTACATGTTCGCGCTGTCGATTGTCGGGTCAAGCTGCGCCGCTACGCTGACTGGCTTGTAGATGGCGTTTTGCACCTTCTGCACAAGCTTGGTAGGGTTGGCAAGCCAGTCAGCACCAGACGCTACCACGGGGGCGTTGGCGTCCCAGTCTGCAAGTGCAAGCTGAATCGCTGGCGACAGAATGCCATAGGAGCCGCCCACGTTAGGCGTATACGTTCCAGCCGCATTCAGACCGCCGACAAAAAGCACTTCCGCAAGTTTCATCACTTGCTTTTGTGCCGCGCCGAAGTAACGGTTTTGCAGAATGAAGCCTGCAAGAGCAGGAGACACCGCTTTTTCGTAGCCAAGCGCCTGGTCTCTCTGTGCCTGAGAAATTGAAAACACGGTGCCAAGGGTCAGCGCGTTTTTAAATTCGTTGTACAGAGAAATCTGTGTGCGGTTCGCATCCGCGCGCAAAGAGCTGTGCGGGTTCAAATCGCCCTGCAGGATCTTAGCGGAGCCGGCTACCTGCTCGACAGGAGCGCGGAAACGGGAAGTGTCAAGGCCGGTGCTGCCCGGTTCTGTAGGAACCGCGAAAGCGTCACCGGAAGACAGGAAAGCCTCAATGAACGCCTGGTCCTGGTACATTTGACCGGCCAGGAGGTTCAAATTCCCGAAGTGATCAAATACCGGGTTACCGGCGATCGAGTTGAAAGCGGCTTCTACTGCTTTCTCGGCGGGCAGACCGTTTTTTGCAAACAGAGTTGCAAGCTCGGCCGTGTCACGCTGCAGGCTGTCGCCCACGGATTGCAGGAAGCTAACCGCTTCAGAGTTCTTCCCGAACTGCGCAGTCAACGAGTTGAAAACTTCGTTATGCTTTGGATGGGAAGAGTCTGACAGCGCAATTGCGGTTTTGACAAGTTTCTGGTAAACGGTGCGCGCGTTGCGCACATCAAGAAACTCGTGAGGCAGCCCGCGCTGTCTTTGTTGTTCCGCGACCGCATTAGCTGCGGCGAGGAAACTTTCCACGGTCTGTTCGGCCGGGTTCTGGTTGATACGTCTAATGCCTTGCATGTTCGTTATTCGCTCCTGATTATGGTTTCAGCGCTGTGTAGAGCTGATAGAATTTTGTGTTTTCCGCAAGCTGGTTTGACAATTGCTGTCCGGCGGTAGCCGAGAAAACAGAGCCAAGCAAAGCAAGGTTTGAACCCCCGGAAACGGAAGTCAGGCGGCCTTGCGCATCCAGGTAGGCAGTGTTGATCCCTTCCGTGGGTTCATGCGACGGGTCAAAGTCAATCATATAGACTTCAGTCGGGTCACGCAGAACCGTAACGAGGTCACCGTCTACAAACGTGTTAGGGTTTGGAGCGATTGACGCAAGACCGTTTGACTGCAGAGCTTCCTCAAGTACACCCCATCCCACGATAGTATGGGAAGCGAGCGCGACGGGAGAAATCACAGCATAAAGAACGTTGTCAGAGTCTTGCTGCAAAGACACAATGCGGCGATTGGTTACGCTGGAAACACCTGCAGCGCCTGGGATCTTTAGAGGAATCCCTGCAATGCGTTTTGCATCGTATTGGAAAGTACCTGTTTTCGGGGAAGTGCTCCCCACTGTCTGGTTTACTACTGGCATTCTTTTTTCTCCTTACATGCTTTTGATGAGATCATCAATGGAAACGGCACCGCTGGAATTTTGAGCGGAAGACTCAGGACGTTTCAGCGTTTCACGTTTTGCATTGAGTGCGGCGATCAGTTCCGCAGGGGAGCCCGTGCTGTTCACACCAGCGACAAGCGCAAGAGCTTTGAGCGTGGGGGTTTTTTCAAAACGGATTCCCAGAGCGTCAGAGAAATCCTTAACCATAGACTCAGAAGGCAGCGCGTTAGCCGCTTCTTCCTTCTCTTCCTTTTTTTCTTCAGGTGGTTTTTCGTCAGCGTTGCCGGCTTCTTTCTTCTCTTCTACTGGTTTTTCATCTGACGGCTTGTCTTCGTTTTTCGTCGCGTTCATTTTTTCAAGGACCGCGTTTGTGACTTTGTCCACAAGCTGGTTTTCTGAGTCCTTTTCTTTTTCGTAGGCATTCATATGGCCCTTGAATTCTTCGTAATCCATGTTTTTCTCCTGGTTGTTTGCATTCGTACTTTTTCCTTGAGAAGCTACATAAGCATCGTATAGCCTTTTCAAAGTCGGTGTGGATTTGCCGCGCGAATCATAACGAGCTTCCCCGGCTTTTTTCCCAAATTCTTTTTCAAGTTCCCTTCGCCATGCGTCGTCAGCCGCCTGACGTTTCTGCACATCAACGTTTTTCCACTCGTCTGCGTTATGCGCGTTGTCCACTTCCGCCCCTTGTGAAATGAATTGCTGAATATCCATTGCGTTTTCTCCTTCTTCCTTTACGGCATTCATTGCCAGAATTACATTCTTGGGGTCTCTCACGTTTGGCAGGATTGCAATGTGATTGTTAACGGCTTTACGTACTACAGCGTCATAAGGCTTACCGTTAGGCGCAATGCCTGGCGTGCGGTCGATTTCCAGAAAGCTGATATAGGCAGACGTGCCAAAGTTCGGCTGGTTCCTATTTTCTTCCGCGTACCTGACGTTATCTTCTCCGTGCAGTACACCGCGCACCTTAACGCGGCGTTCCGCTTCGTCCCACCATGCAGACAGCGGCCATCCATCAACGCCCCGGTTAAATTCGCTGGTGTTTTTTTCGTGAGTCTGCACTTGCAGGGGTGAGCGTTGCACGGTCTCCAGGTATTCGGGGTCTGAGATTGCTTCTTTGGAGTAAAACAAACGCGTAGTGTCTGGATACGCGGAACCCAGCTCCCCGCCCTGATAAACCAGCACATCTTCGGCAATAACGGGGATTTCAATTTCTGCGGTTTTGATTTTCTGATAATCAGTGGTCCCGTTTACGACAGCGTTTCTCAATCTCCCGTCGCTAACTCGGGAAGTGCTAAATTCTCGCCACACGTCTTTAGCCTGGACCATTTTTTCATAGAGAGCTTTCAATCTTGCGGGGGCCTGACGAGTTAGTGATTTTTCTTCGTATTCCCGAACAGACAGGCCAGCTCCAAAAGCTCTTTCTGCTTCTTGTCGCCATTCACGGCCAGCTCTCTGGGCTTCTTGCTCGGCTTCTCTTTGAGAAGTCGCCGCGTTGCGCGCTTCCCCAAAGGTGCGTTCCCACAGACTTTTTTTTGGTTTTTGCTTTTTCAGGGTTTTGAAACCGAGCCCGGCGCGGGCCATCACATACGGAAAGATTGCAAGGCCCGACAGAACCCCGAATGCATAACAAATGGTGGGCAGAAGTTCCGGGACCAATTCCCCCGAACCAAAGCCCACCGCAAGTTTGGTGTCAACTATAAATTTTATTCTCTGGCCACAAAATCCAGAAGGGGTTTCCCGATGGTTGCGGTCTCCCAACAACGGCACCCCCAATCCGTGCCGGGGTTGCCGGTGTGCTTCCTGCCGTATTTGTCGATTGTGGTAGGCGGGTGCAGGTAGGAAAAGCGCTTGTGCGCTAACTTCCGGTGCGTGGGTCTCACTTGCTTATCTTCCTGCGTGTTCCATAGATACACGTCAGAGTTTTGCTGCACCGTGTCGGAATTCAAATCCCGGCCCAGGTCAAACGCGGCATCCTCTCCTATCTGCATGGCGCGCGCTTCAAGATTGTCTGCGAATGAAATTACAGGAGAAACTTTCCCCTCCGTGGCGATCTTCGCGCCCTGCATGAGCTGCAGAACTTCCGCGCGTTGCTCTTCGTTCATTTTGGGCAGCTCTAAGAGCTTGCCCTTTTTCATATCGGACAGGGTGACCAGCTTCCGGGGGATCAAAATCTGATCTTGCAGCCACCTGCGGGAAAGATCTTTGATCCTTCGCGGGTTGTAACGATAGCCGGCGTCTTTGAAATACCCGGCAAGCTCGGATTCATAGCGGCGTCGGAAGTAATCGGCTTTTCTGAAAAACTCGTCTACATTCGCACGGTCGTACCATGTATCAAGGGCCAGCTTGCGCACAACCCGCCCGTAGGCGGGAGCGAGTCTTTCAAAAATGTCAATCATGCGGGGGCGTAATGTTACCGCCGGCAGGCTTCACAGCATCCGGTGTTTCATCCGCCGGGGGCTCTGTCTTCGTGGGCGGCGCTACGGACTCGGGCAGCACGTAGTCTTTCCCCAGCACTTTTTCATCCTTGAAAATTTCCGAAAGCTCAGGATAGCCGGCCATCTTGATTATGTTGTCAATCCGCTTCGCTTCAATGTCGGCTTTCTCCGAGTCCGTGGGCTCATACAGTGAGGCAAATTCTAAATCAAATTCGTCTGTCTTGTCTTTCCACTTCGCAAAGCGTTTGTCAAATTTCAGATACTGGTTTACCACAAAGCGCAGCGCGGGTTCTATCTGGCCTTCCTGAATCTCTGACCGGATGTTTTGATGCGTCGCGTGAATGTTGAAGCTGTTTGCGCTGTATGCGGTGTCTGACCCATAGAAAAAATCAGAACTTACACCGGACAACATGCCCTGATATTCTTTGATAATCGGGGACACTTTGGCAAAGCCTTCTGAAAGGTTGTTGTTCAAAATGTCCATCTTTGCGCCTGCGGGAATCTTCACCGACGTAGACAGGGACAGAGAAGAGTCGATGTCTTCAGTCAATGCGCGAAGACGCTGAATCATGGTATCGTTCTGCCCTTCGCCGTCCCATTGCTGCACAAGGATTTGTGCGCGGATGCACAGCACCTTGACGGTATAGAGGTAAATGTTCACGGCTTCCGCCGCGTCTTTCAACTGGAACAAGCGGTTTTTGCCGATAGCGAATAACGGCTCAAAACCGGGACATAGAAAATGAGCTGTCACTCCGTTACGCAGAAGCGTTCCCAGACAGAAAACCTGAGTCACGCCGTCGGACCCGTCATCCCGGAAATCAAGCCGGCTGTACTGGTAGCCCGTGCTGTATGTGAATTGCGTATCATTGAAAATGTTGAAACGAATCGTGCCGTCTTCATTCAGGATCGGGACTAGCAAAGCACCGCGCGGGGACAGGTGCGAGAACAGAAGAAACCTGCGGAGCTTTTCGACAAAGCGCGTACGCTTTAGAATCTTCGTGAGCAGTTCGTCAAGCTCGTCGTCTTCGCACTGAATGTCTACAGGCGATCTGGTTGCAATCTGAATCGGCTTGTCAACCGTCTGTGAAAGTGTAGGAATCGACAGATAATACTGGTAGTTGTAAATATACGGGCTGTAATCAATGTAAGACCCGATGCGCGTGGGATCGTACGCGGTACCAATCTGCAAAGACCTGTCTGAAAAAATCGAGTTGAACACTTCTTCAAATTCTTTCGCTTCTTTCAGCTTCGCGGCCTCGCTACGTTTTTTCTCGTACACGGTGCCAGCCTCGGGAGCATTAAACGCCGTTGCGCCCTGCAAAGTAAGAGGCTTTGTGTAATACGTCTTGTCTTCGCCCAGGCCCTCCGTGAAAACGTTATGCGCCGCCATTTTGTAACGAGCGAAGGTGCGCAGAAACTCGGGTGACTCTGGACCAAATGGCGCGTCTTTCACGTTAGACGCTACGTTGCGCGCTGCAAGATAATCTCTGTGCATGTCGTTTATCAAACGGGTCAAGCCCTTGCCGTTTACCACGGCTTTGATCTCAGACACGAGTCGTTTGTTTTCTGCCAGCTTCGTAACCGGCAGATCTTTCAGAACCTTGATTGCGCTTAGCAGGGTTTCAAGTTGCTGTGCAACCGGCAGCGATTCGTAAGGTGTGCGCGCGGTCATACTGCCCACCGCCAGTCTTTCCCTTCGCGTTTGTGTTTCCTGTTCATTTCTTGACCTCGTAATCTACGTGTTCGAGCAAAAGCCCGGTTTCAAAAAGCGGGTGATCGAAACCTTTTTTTGCTACCGTCGCGGGCGCGTTTGGTGTCTCGTCCCCGGTGCTGATGATTTCTTTCGTTTTCGCTTTCGCGCTTTTTCCAATCTGCGTCAACATGACAACCAGTGAGCGGTGAACTTCTGACATGCGGCCCTGCGCTGCACGCTGGACCAAATTTTTCAGCTGCGCACCGATCAGCTTCTTGTTAACCTTGACCCCTTCTTCAAGACCGCGACGGAATGCGGGGCGGGGCGGGATCTTCTCCGTGCCATACTCTTGGATAACAGCGATTTCCGCGACGTTAACCGGCTTCGCTTGCCATTTCTTTTTGTATTCGGCAGGCGTTACGCCGAAAACCAGCTCGGGAGTTTTCAAGTAGGCGCCCTGCCATTAACCCGCGCAACCTTCCAGGCCGGTTCCAGATAATACTCAGGAGTAGACACGCAAGGGGTCCAGACAATAACCCCGGACCAGAGTTTCCGCCAGAATGCCGCCATTAGTGCGGCCTCGTTGCGTACTGATAAAGGTCAATCACGCACAATTCAAAAGACGAAAACTCTCCGCGCGGTTCGGCGTCTACAGTCCACCACCATTTCCCGCCAGCGCATTCAATCTGGAAATTAAGATTCCTTCTGGCTAACTCTTCAAGCATTTTTGGTGCAGTCATGACTTCGCCTCGAATACGATTCTACCGTCGTCCTCTAACGTTGCCTCAAGTAAAACGACGTAGTTAATAAGATCGCCTAACTTTTCGTCCCACTGCTCACGAGTGTACCCGCTCCCGGACTTCACCATTTGAAAAACGGACACCACGTGTTTGGTCATAAACGACAGCGCAGCCAGAGAACGCGCGCCTCTGTCGCCTTCCTGCTCCACCGGGTATAACAGCAATGAAGCATCATAGAAATTTTGAAGGCGGTCCACGTCGCTGGCGTATTCTTTCGCTTTGCTCGAAAGCACAGCTGTCATTAGCTGTTTTCTACGTTCCAGGATTTGCTCAAATCGTTCTGGCTTCATTTACGTTCCATCCTTCGGATAAATTCGTTCAACGCTTTCGATGTGCGCCACAGTTCGATTGCACCTGCAAGAGAATCAATTTCATCTTCATGCGGTGCGCCCTTCTTGTAGTTCACAACGGAGTTGAGATAATGCGCATCTGTGCCGGAAAGAACTTTGATTCGGTCCTTGTTGCCGGCGACATTGAGCATGATCCTTTCATGCTTGTTACGCGTTTGGTGGTAGGTTGTCCAGTGATTTTTGACTGACAGCTTCAATTGCTTTTCGGCTTCCCGGAACCGGTCTATGAAAAGGCGTGTGCTATCCCCGAGCTGGCTTTCAAGCTGCGTTTCGATCGGATGGAACCGGTCAAGAAACAGCAGCATTTCGTTTATGACCTCGGGGTGCGTGATGGACTTCTCCCAGCTCTGCCCCGTGAATTCAATCGGCCAGTATTTGTTGTCTTTGCCAGCGATCGGCACAAAGTCCACAATCGTCACCGAAGTTCTGTCCGTCGCTTTGCGGTCACTATACGAAGTGTCCACAAATGCAACCCGATACATAGTCGAGAACACCGGGACTTCCTCGAAAGCTCCGATTCTGTCTTCGTGGAAATCGCCCCACTCACCCAAAACCGACCGCATGTAATGACCGGGCCTGAGCTTTTCAAGTTTGCGCAATTGCTCAAGTGCATTCTCAGGCAGAAGAAAATTCTCAAAACTCGTAGTATGGATGTACTCAAAATCGGCTGACGTGACTTCCCCTTTCTCCCAGGGCTCGACGTAACGCCGATAGATGTAGTGCAGCTTGCTGTCCGGGTTCGTGGTCATGCGAAAATAGTTTGGCATGCCCTTTTGACGGAGACGCCGCAAAATTTCGTCCAGAACTTCTTCCGGCATTTCTGTGACCTCATCACATATCACAGCGCCCACGGTGATACCCTTCGGCTTTCCGGGGTTATCGAATGAACGAAAACGCACCGTGGACTGTTTGCCGCCTGACGCGTGAAAAACTGCTTCGGGGTAAATGCCTTCTCTGAAATCCGCTAACAGGATTTCAGGACAGTACTTTTTAAATTCGCGCATAAGCGTATCCCGCAGCATGGCGTAGGTAGGCGCACACGCCAGAACATCAATCCCTGGGAATTCCACCATGAGCTTGATTATCAAAAGAACGTCGGCTATCGTTTTGCCTGCACCGACACCGCCGTTATACATGGCGACGGGTGCGGTTGAATTTATGTACTGCGCTTGCTTGGGGAGGACTGAGGCTTTCAGGATCATGCGAAAAGAAAACCGGCGGGATGTTTGGTCCCGCCGGTCTTTGTGGCTCTTTGTTCATTTGGAGTTTGATTTTCAACGTTAGCCACTTTTAGGCTACCCTGTGACGCGGCGCATAGGCTTTTCCCCCTTCCAGATATTGGAGCAACTTTTTTGAATGGTTGCGTCATTTTTCCTCTGGCGGGTTTAGAATGTCAATCACAACCTGTGAACCTTTCAAGTCTACTTCACTACGCACCGTTGAAAGGGCTTTCCCTTCTGTACGGTCCGCAACAAACTGCGCTTCAAACAAACCGCCTTTCAGTGCGGACTGCATGACGCGCGTCATTGCAATTTTTTCCGCCAGCGTGTCCGGCACGAATTCGCGCCGCTCCTGTTCGGTTAACGTCAAAATGTGACGCATGGCTGCAGAGATTGCAGCGAACTTCGGACGTCCTCCGGGATTAGGAGACGGGTCACCTTTCTTCCACGGTCTCAGGTTCCCCGGCATCGGGCGTCCGCGCGGTTTCGCTTTGCGTTTCATAACCTGTGTTTTCACTGGCTGCCCCGTCATCTGTCAAGTTCTTTTTGAAATCGTAGCACCTTTGTTCCCGTCAACAATCCCGGCGCGTAGACCACGTACTATGATTTTCATTTCCTACCGCCTTTGATGATCCAGTCTACTAACTCATGCACGTAGTTTGTCGGCAGCCCGCGTTGAAAGTGCTTTCCGGTCAGCCGGAAAAACTGAAAGCCATTCTGCACGGCTGCATTTCCCTTCCGCGCGTCGCGTTCTCTGGCAGCTACCGTTGTGTGCCCGCGTCCGTTCCCGTCTATCTCAAGCAAGATGTTTTCACGCTTACGCCGGAAAAACCTGAAATCGTATTTGAACAGGTGACCGGGGATTTCGTACTGAGTTTCAACGGTGAACCCCGCGCGCTTTAGCTTCTTCGCGAAATTGATTTCAAAAGAAACCTCAAGCTCAGAACGCTTTTGATTTTTCTTCGGCTTCTCTTTCATTTCTTCTTTGCTCTGCGCACTATGTAACGGTCAGGCGTCCGCACACGCTCCACAGTGTAGTGTTTCGTTTTCCGCAGACGTGAAAACCAGACAGCTATGACGTTGACCGACGTTTTAAAACGCGCTGCAAGTTCTGCTTTCGTCCAGCCTTCTTTTTTTGCCGGCAGCCGGGCCGGATCTAGCTTTGTGAATCCCATATGTGAAACACTCGCACACACCGGGCCGGAAGGCAAGTAAAAAAATGTAACATTAACAAAACAGGCCATCCCACAATCCCATCCCACAATGTCGAATTCACCTCTCTTTGTAGAGAAAAAAAAGAAACATACGTATAGTAATACATGTGTGTAGTATCGTATATTTATCATTAAATATAAAAAGATTGTGGGATTGTGGGATTGTGGGAAAGTATAGTTTTTGCAAGTTTCACTTTCGCACAGAAAAGCCCTGTTTTCAGGGTGTTTTTAGGAAATCCCGGTTCCGCGTGTTTCCGGGCTGAAAAATGCTGAATCCCACAATCCAGACCGAAAACCCGTTTTTGGACGCCGCCCCGTAAAATGGACAGACCGATCGGTCTGTCACTCAGGGCCGCACCCCGAAAAATGCCCCTCTCAGATTGTGGGATTCTGGGACAGAAATTCCAATATTTACAAAAAAGCCCTGTTTTTCAGTACTTTTTTACATGCTCCACAATCCCAAAATCGAATAACGTCAGTCATTTTTCGGTTTTCGCCGGTTACCGTCATTTGTTCACGTTACATTTGATAAGTAAACAGAAAGTGCAAAAAACGGCCCCGGATTGTGGGATTGTGGGATTAGATACTTGAGAAAATTTATTATGCCATACACGCCCCCTTCGGATGCGGGTCTCTTCTATAAGAAAGACGGCTCCGGTCAGGGCATGTAAAAAAATATTATTTTACTATTGACGGCGATTTTGTGCTGTGTCTGTATGTCGTCAGGTTCGGATGAATCCGACAGAGAGGGAATGGAAAAAATGGGAACAATCGAGATAAACGCGACCGGTAAATTGAAGGGGTTCACGTTCACGGGGTTCGACGGGGACCGGTGGGCAATTAATGACACCAGAACCGGAATGCACGCAATTAAAAAAGCTCTAAGCTCCCCTGCGGAAGCGGTCTACGTTAGGGAAAATTATGTTTATAACAGAAAAATAATTACAGGCCATACGGTTATTGTGATTTCAAACGGAATTCTTTTTTCTCACACTACTCAATCCGCGAAAATTATGCCGCCCTTTTTATACGGGCATCCCGTGAGACGGGGAAATAAAAAATGAAGCTCTACAAATACCAGCGGCGGCACGTTGACCGTCTCCTGCGAATCCTCGAAACAAAACGCGGTGCGTTTGACCTGTCCGCAACCGGAACCGGCAAGACCATTTGCGCGCTTACGGTTGCAAAAGAACTCGGGCGGCCTGCCGCCGTTGTGGCACCGCTCGGGACTCTGCCAGGCTGGCGGCGGACCGCTGCTGCGCTTGGTGTTCCCCTCGTGTCTGTAAACTATGAATCACTTACAAAATCAAAAGGGTTCGTTACACCGCAGGGAATCAAGCTCCCAAAAAATGCGCTGGTTATCTACGATGAAGCGCACCGCTGCAAAAATCACAAAACCGGAAACGCGAAAACCATGTTGCGCATAGCACGGAGCGGTTACAAAATTCTTGCATTGTCCGCGACAATCGCTCACCACGCCGAACACCTGCGGGCATGGAATGACGCCTGGAACCTCGCTAATACAAATTCTTTCTCCGCGTTTATGTACGCTTGCGGCTACTACTATGAGCAGAACAAGTGGGGCGGGTCATGGCTGCCAAAGACCGAAAATGCTGTGGACATTACACGCCGCAGAATTGCGCCTTTTGTCTCCGGTATGAGTATCGAAGAAGCCGGGGAAATGTTCAAACAAAACCATGTCTCCGTGGAAATTGTTTCCAGTCAGGAAGACCCCGCATTGAAAAAAGCGTACGAGGATTATTTCAAGGCACTGCGTGCAGGAGACAAGAAGACAACCGGGGACCACCTCGTCAAAGAACTTCGCGCGCGCCAGGCTTCCGAGAAAGCCAAGATCCCTTTTGTTCTTGAGAAAGTAGATGATCTTGTAGATGAAGGCTACAGCGTTGCGGTCTTCTGCAATTTCAACGAGACAATCAATGAGCTTGTAACTCAGCTTTCAGAGTTCAGCCCGGCAGCCATTCGCGGAGGTCAGAGCCCGAAAGAGCGGGAAGCTGAACGCCTGCGGTTCCAGGAAAACAAAACGCCGGTCATTCTGTGCAACCTGCAGTCCGGTGGTGTTGGTCTTGACCTGCATGACTTGAACGGGAAGCCGCGCTACTCTCTCATCATGCCGGACTGGTCCGCTGTGAATCTCAAGCAGGCGCTGGGCCGCATTCATCGCGCAGGGGCAAAGTCCGCAGCCATTCAGTCTATCCTGTACTCAGACATTGACGTAGAGGTGCGCATGGCTGAAGCGGTCCGCGCAAAGCTCGACAATCTGGACACATTGCACGACACCGAAACAGGCGTCAGGGGGTTTGTATGAAAAAGAAAAATTTTTATGGTGAGGTGGTGCATGCCGACTGTCTGGAAGCTCTACCGAGTATTGAAACCGGGTCTATTGACATGGTTCTGTGTGACCTCCCTTATGGCACGACGCAGAATAAGTGGGACAGCATAATTCCGCTTGAGCCGCTCTGGAAAGAGTATAAGCGAGTTATCAAAAAAAACGGCGTAATTGTGCTAACATGCGCCCAACCGTTCACAACTCAGTTAGGTGCATCAAATCTTAGCTGGCTCCGGTATTCGTGGGTATGGAAAAAATCAAGACCCACGGGGCATCTGGACGCAAAACGCCGGCCGATGCGGGAGCATGAGGACATTTTAGTTTTTGCGTGTGGACAAACGGTCTATAATCCACAGGGTATAACCCCTTATGGAAAAGAAGTGAACAGAGGAAGATCAGATAACGGCGGAAATTTCGGAAAATCCGCACAAGTTTATATCAGAGCCGCCACGGGTTATCCAAGATCTATTCTTGAATTTGCGAGCGAGGGAAAAACCACCCACCCAACACAGAAACCTGTGGCGCTGTTCGAGTATCTGATTCGCACGTACACAAATGTTGGCGGCGTCGTTCTTGATAATGCCGCGGGCTCGGGTACAACGGGGGTTGCATGTGTCCGCGCGGGGCGTAATTTCATTCTAATAGAAAAAGACGCTCTTTATGTGAAGACAATTCACAGGCGGTTAAAAGAAGAGACGGCCATTACCTAGCGACACCGAAACAGGCGTCAGGGGGTTTGTATGAAAATAGAGTTCAAAGAGTCAGACTACGGTTACAGTATAACGCTGAAAGCCGAGGGTCTGGAAGACGCGTCTAAGCTAATGCGCTTCGGGTTGAACACCGCTGACGGCGTGGAAGTCTACCCGTTCAAAAACGGGGACGTATGGGCACAAATTTACTACATGAAGACAGACGTGGAACCCAGTATCCGTATTGAAAGGAAAAGAAGGAAGGGCAGAAAATGAAAACACTGAAAAAGCACAGTTTGTATCTAAGCGGTTCAAATTTCGCCATCGCGCAGAAATGCCCGGCGTCACTGACAATCGACTTTTCAAAAAAGCTCATGTCAGACGGTGACTACGCAGCAGACGGAACCGACGCACACGAAGAGATAGCGGCGGACATTGAGAAAATGCGCCGCTACCTGCCCGCGAAAGCTCCGGGCATGGTCGAACATGTAGACAGTAACCGAATCGTGTTAAAAACTGGTGTCTGGAATCTCTCCGGTCTCCCTGACTACCGGGCTATTGTGTTGCATGAAGGAAAGTTGTACGTAATAGATTGGAAAACGGGCCCGGCGGGCATCAACCACCTGGGCGCGGATCAAATCGAGTTTTATGCATATCTGGTTTTGATGGACATGACCCCGGCAGCACGTGCAAAGATCGAAGATGTGCATCTTTCGCTTGTGTCTCCACGTTTGAACGCCCAGAAGCATTTCCTGCGGGATGCAAAAGAGCTTGTGAAAGACGTTTCTGAAAAGCTCAAAGCGATTGAAAGAGCGGTGGGACGCGGGCAGAAGCCGCAGCCCGGCGATCAGTGCCGGTGGTGCAGCAAGCGGTTTGTGTGTGTTGAATTCCGCAACGAATTGAAGCGTTTTGCAGACCCGCAGATTTTCGGGACAGACGGCCACCGTAAAGAGGCTTTGCAAAAAATCACAGCGGAAGACCTGAAAACGCTTTCCGTTGCCGCTGCAGCCATTGCTGATATTCGAAAGTATGTTTCCGAGCTTGTGAAAAACGGCGCGGGGATTCCCGGCGTACGTGTAGAAGTGCAAAACGCGGCCCGCGTTTTTGCTTCCGGGGTTGACGCCGCCATGATTGCAAAAGCACTTGGAGTTAAGCCGGCTCAAATCATGGAACAGAAAATGCGCACTCCGGGGCAGCTCGAAAAAGACGGATTCGATCTTGCCCCGGCGGCCGAATACATAGTGACGACAACTAGAGAAATCGTGAAAGTGGAAGTAGCCCCAGAAACGACAGCACAGAAAAAGACTCCAAAGGCGGTGAAGAAATGAAATGCTCTGTAAAAGGTTGTTCAAACGAATCAAATGAAGCCGACTTTAAGGGGATTTTCTGCGCAGCCTGCGCGTATACCTACGAAGGATTTATTGCGCGGGAGATTACTCACGGCACGTCAGTCTTGAATGAAATTTTGCGTGAGACAATCGTAAACGTAATAGCAGAAAAAACGGAGGTCTCGAAGAACCAGAAAGAAAGTCTGAAAACTCAGAAAACTCTAAAAAAAGGTAAAAAATGAAATCAAAGAAAACTCAGAAAAAGACGGGTTCGTGCATTGAGTCCGTGACCACCACAGAAAAAGGCGTTGAAGTGATGTTTACAGGTGTGCGGCTTGTATTCGACGGCATTTCCGAAGTGGTAGAAAGCGAGTACGAAGGCACCACCACGTACAATTTCAAAGCCGGCATTGAGATTCCCGAAGGGAAAGAGCTTGACGCGCTTATGAAATCGATCCGGGAAACCTTCTCCAAAAAGAAAATCAAAGGTTGGTCTCCAGACGTAGCCCTTGAGCACTTTGACGAAAAGAAATTCCAGCCGGCGCAGACTCCGGGATGCCGCATCCTTTACCCTTCTGCACCTGCGGAACAGGTAGACAGCGGTTTCCGGCCGAAAGGCAGACTGTACGTCAATCCGTCGCATGACGCGTTCTACGCGGGGTGCTACGTTGACGCGAAAGTGGCTTTTGTCGCAAACCAGCGCGGAGCAATCACAATCAAGGACTACCTGAACGGCATTCGTTTCGCGGATGACGGCGAACCGATTTCCGGCGCGTCCGATCCGTGGGAAGGTTCCCAGTCAAAGGCAGTTGTGGGCGGCGTGAAAAAAGCGGACGCCCCGGCGAAGAAAGAAGAAGAAAAGAAAAAAGGCAAGAAACACCGCTAGTCATTCGGCGCCCCGGTGTGACAGCCGGGGCAGCCATTTACACATAGAAACGAAAAGGAATGGAACATGATTTCAGACAAAGCGGCAAAACTGATTGAAAAGGCCCTGCGCGCGGCGATTGACTTTGAGCGGGTTCTGGCGGACAAAGGCTTTTTTAGCGCTTATGGCTTTGAAGCCTTGAAACAGGAAGCGGCCGACAACCTGCATAAGACTCAGGACGAATTGCAAAAGTACATCGCAGAACTTGAAAGGCAGGCGCACAAATGAAACCTCCTGTCATCTTTATAGACTTTGAAACTTACTCCGATGTTGACATTTCCCTGGGCCCGACCGCGTACGTGAACGGAAAGGATTTTCGCGTGGTTTCCGTGGCCTGGGCTGTCGGTTCCGGGCGTATTCAATACGCGCTGGGGCCTGTCTACAATGCGCTTATGAGTCTGCGCAGCTCTGCAAAACCGGGTACGTTGTTCGTAGCGCATAACGCAGACTTTGACCGCGCGGTGTTTGAAAAGGTGTTTCGCGGTTCTTTTGAATGGGTAGACACGGCGGCCCTGTGCCGCTATTATTCGGTGCCCGCGTCCCTCGACGGTGCTGTCGCTTATTTCGGGCTCGGGCAGAAGCTCGACGCCGGCAAGGCTATTTTGAAAAAGCTGCGCGAAGGGGTACCGCTCGAACGCGCAGAACAGAAGGCCCTTGAACAGTACAACAAACAGGACGTGAACCTTCTTCGTAAGTTGTACAACGTACTTACGAAGCCGGGGAGCATGGACCCTTACGCGGTCAAAATGCACGGCATGATTAACCGCATGAACCAGAGTCCCATTCTGGTTAACCAGCCCCGCGCACAGTCTCTGTATGCCTGCATTTTGCAGGAGAAAGACAAAGCGCGCAAAGCCGCAGCGCGGGCCTTCGGCACCTACGGGAAGGACAAAAGCCCGGTTGCGGCCAGCGCGGATCAGGTCAAAAAATACTTAGCCGCCCACGGGCATTTGGTGGACAGCATAGCAGAGAAAGACCTTGAGGATTTCCTGGCGGAACGCGGCGCGAAGCTCCCGAAAGACTGCCTGAATTTGATTTCCTTCTATAGAGAAATCCAGTCCAGAGGGGCCGACAAGCTCAGGCTGATTGTAGAAAACAAGCTTTCCCGCATTTACGATTCAAGTATTTTCTACGGGACGCACACCGGCCGGCCGGCCGGCGGCGGTATCAATCTTTTGAACGTCAAGCGGGCCGGGTTTGGGGACGATTCTTTGCATTGTGCGGATTCTATCCGGCGAATCCTGAAGACCGGCAAACGCGGGGAGCGGGTCAAGCGGCTTTCCTCACTTCTGTGGGCCTGCCTGTCCCCGGACCCCCGGCAATTCATGGTCCGGTCGGACCTGTCAGCCATTGAGCCCCGCGTGGGCGCGTGGATACGTGACGATTTGCAGACGCTCGAAATATACCGGGCCGCAGACGCCGGCGCCGGAAAGGACGAATACACCATTTTTGGGGATGCGATGGGGTTCCCGGCCGAGATTTCCCGCAATCTGTCCAAAATCGTCATCCTGGCGGCCTGCTACGGAATGGGTCCCGACCGCTTGCGGGCACAAATCCGGTCCTATGGAATGCCAGACCCCGGAGAAGCAGAAGCCGGCCGGATTCTTGACGGCTACCACCGGAGAAACCCGAGCGTTAAGCGGGTCTGGTTCAATCTGATAAAGGCTGCCGTGGGGGTACTGGAAACGGGGGCATTCTGTAAGGTCCACAACATCGGCTTTTCGCGGGTTGTCCTGGGCGGCAAAACCGGGCTGGCTGTGGCGTTGCCGTCCGGCCGGGTCAAACATTACGCAGACTGCCGTGTTGAAACGGCAGGAACAAAAGGCTGGAAAACTTTCTCCTATCTGGAGCCCCGGAAGGGCTTTCGGACGACAGCGCGCCCCGGCGGGTTCTACGAAAATCTGGTGCAGGCTGTGGCGTTTGACGTGTCCGTAGAAAAAGCCCTCGCAATTCAGGGTTTCGCGTCGGTCAAGCTGATTATTCACGACGAGTTGAACGTCAGCGCCCCCGCCGGCAGGGTTTCGCGCATTGAAAAAATCATGCGGGCACCGGTTCCGTGGTTGCCTGGAATGCCCGTAAATTCGAAAACTGTGGTTTGCACGTCATTTCACAAAGGGGACAAAGTCAAATGAACCAGGCATATTTTGGGTTTCGCGCTGAAATGCTCCCGGCCCCGGTTTTCCTTCTCAAGACTGTGGAACTTCGGGATTTAGAAGGGCGCTATCTTTTCCAGGGCACCCCTGAGGAATGCGCGGATTTCCTGCGGCTCTATTTTCTCGGTAAACTAAGGAGCATGGCATGAATAACCGGGAAATCACTGCAGCGTTTTTGTCTGACGTCTATTCGGGCAGCACGGGGGATGCGGTTTTAGTCTCCCGTCTGTCTCCGTTCAAATGTGAAATCGTACCAGTTGAAAAGCTCAAGTCAAAGAAACTGGACTTCAGCCAGGAACTTTTTTACACGGTGGCCACCTATAAACCGGGCACCGTGCAGAAGAACGGCAAAGGCCGTGGAAAGTCTGCGTTAGCTGCAATCGGTATTCTGCATTTCGATTTTGACCAGAAACGTTTTGAAGACCCTGCCGCGTATTTCACGGGCAAGGGCCTTCCGGTCCCTTCATGGAGTTTCACGCGTGCTGACCGCTGGCATGTCTACTATCTGTTAGACAAACCGCAGACGGATTTTGCCGGGTATGAACAGACATTGAAGCGTATTGCGAAACTTGTAGACGCTGACGTTTTGCCCGCGCACCCGGCTGCGTTAATGCGGGTACCCTACACCGCGCACAAGAAGAAGGGGAAGACCGGGCCCGGCTACCAGCTTGGCACCATGCCCCGGACCCGTTACCCGCTGTCCGCGTTTGCCGGAGTGAAACAGGAGAAAGCGGAGAAGGCCGCACCTGCTCCGGTTGTAACAGGCGCGGGGCTTGAGAACATCCTGCTTAAAGACCGGCCGAAAATCACCAGCGGTGGCGGACGCTCGCAGGCATTGTACCAATTCGCTTTGCGCTGCCGGGACTTTGCTGCAGATGAAAAAACCGCGCTCGGCATTGTGCAGAAATTCAATGACCTTTTCTGTGACCCGCCTGAGTCCGCGTCTGTAGTTTCTCACCAGACCGTTAGCGCTTATCGCTACGCGAAACACCCGCCGGGCCGCTACCTGGCAGAGAAGCCGGAACGCATGGCGGTCAAGTTTGAAGAGGATTGCCGCATTGCAGAGCTTCTGTCTGACTTTGTGTACATAGCGGAAGCGGAAATCTTGATCAACGCGAAAACCGGCCTGCGTTATACAAAGCCGGGGCAGATCGAAAACGCGGTGTGTTATGCAACCGGGGTCAAGACCTCGCTGAAATACGTTCTGACTTTCCGGCTTGTATCCCTTCGGGACCGCCTGGCATTCCGGCCGGAAGAGCCGCAGGAATTTGACACCGCCGGGGTCACGTTCTATAATACGTTTGAACCGATTGCACAGATAGAGAAAGCGAAGGTGCGCAAAACTGACGTGAAGACGTTTGAAACGCACCTGCGTTATCTGACAAACACAGAAGAAGAGTTTGAGCACTTGCGGAAGTTCCTGGCCTGTGCGCTGCTAAGGCCGGGGAAGAAAATCAAGCACGCTTTGCTTTTGATTTCTACCTATGAGGGTATTGGAAAAAGCGTTTTGCAGCACCTGTCTGAAAAGATTCTGCAGGCAGTTTCCGGCGCGTCCTATGTAGTCAGCACGTCCAACACCGAAGTAGCACGGGGAAATAACGCCTGGATTGAATCCAAGTTTTTGACCTTCGTGCATGAGCTGGGGCAGTCTGAGAAATTCGCGGTGCTCGACCAGTTGAAAAACTGGATTACAGAACCGCGCGTCAGGATCTCTGACAAGTATGTTAGAAGCTTTGAGATAGAGAATTTTTGCAATTTCATTTTCTTCTCAAACGCGGTCAACGCGTTGCCGATCAGCGCCACAGACCGCCGGTTTTTCATTATCGTGAACCGAAAAAAGCCGATGCCCACCGCGTACTATGAGGCGCTTTTGCAGACTTTCGACGAGGGGCTTTTTTCAATCATTGATTATCTAGAAGGGTACGCAGACAAGCTGCATGTGAACGCGCCGCCGCCGGTCACCGAATCAAAAATAGAGCTTCGGTCCTACAGCAAGAACGAATTGACCATTTTCCTTGACGAGTGTTTGCATGACCCCGCCTATCAAGATTTCTTCCGGGCAGGCTTTACAATCCGCAGCATGGCCGAGCGGATACAGGACAGCGCCCACGCATCTAACGTCAGATTCTCACAGAAACAGGCTGCAATCTGGCTCCGTGAAAACGGGTTTTTCATGCGCGAAGTCCACCGCGAAGGAAAACACAGCCGCCTGTACATGAAGGACAACGTCATTCAATCAGCAGAGAAATTCAAAAAAGGAAAAACACGATGAGAGTAGAACAGATCAAGCAGGTGTATGATACGCCGGGCAGACAGTGGGAACGCGGTCACATGCGCGGGACATTGCACGGGAAAGGGTCCGTGCAGACTACCGGTTGCAGTTTTGACGAAATGCTGGGTGAAGCGTTAGAGCTTCGCCGGCAGATTGACTTGAACGACCAGCGCCGTGCCCAGTACATGCTGACCGGTCTGGACAAGGGGGCGCCATGATTACAGCATGGATTTTTACAGTTCTTCTGATTTTCCCTTCGGGGGAAGTGGACCGCAGACAGGCAGTCTTTGAAACGTTAGCCGATTGTGAAGGGGAACGCCAGCGGGTCTGGCTTCACATGATCCAGACGGACCCGCTGGTCAGAGTGGAAAGCCGCTGCCAGCCAGTCATAAAACGGGAGCGCTGATCATGATAAAAGTTGGCATTGCACAGATCGGAGAAACGTGGGTACCATGCATCGGAGACGAGTCCGGCAGTTTCGTTCTGTACTTACAAGACCGCAGGATTGCCGCTGGTTTGCAAAAAATGCAGGAAGAGTGCGACCGAAGAAACGCAGGAGAAAAAAAACAAACTCCTGAGGGCTTTGATTTACTGACACCCGATTTTAGACCGGGGCTCAAAAAGGAGCGTTGACCGTGGTTTCCGTTGTTGTTCTCGTCTATAACCGGATGAAAAATCTGGACTACTGGCTGTCGATCTTCACCCAGGTCCCGCGCGACGGGGTTACGTTCACGGTTATTCACAACTGTGAAATCCCGTCGCCGGAAGTACGGGCCAGAGTAGAGGCCGCCGGGGCGCGTTACATCCCCCGGCAAAACGTCGGCATGGATATTGGAGCCTTTCAAGATGTCTGCAGAAAACGCCTGACGGGCTTTGACTACAATTATGAATACCTGCTATGGTTCACGGATGACTGCTTTGCAATGAAGCCGACTTTCGTGGCGGACTACCTGGCGCCGTTCAAAGATCCGCAATGCGGCTTGACGTGTCTTGAAATCTCTTCACAGATCAAAACACACGTCAGGACAACCGGGTTTATGCTGCGAAAGGAGCTTGCAGAAAAACTCAAGTTCCCTGTGGACCCGGTGCGCACTAAAGAAGAGTGCTACAGGTTTGAACACCGTGGGCCGCATACCCTGCGGGAGCAGGTACTCGGGGCAGGACTCAAAGCCGTGCAGATTGCAGCGCTTCGGGAGTCTTCCGCCTGGGACAGTGGCGGCGGGGGGCATGGATGGATCAACCGCCGGCAGGAATTTGAAAAGGTCTGGAATCTGAAAGCGAAGGGCTCTAAAGTGATCGTGATTGCAACCGCGTACGAGACACACCCGGTGCTGGTTCCTTCGATGCTTGCGCAGACGTACCATAACTGGGAACTGTTCCTGGTGCATGACGGCCCAGCCCCTAATGATTTCCCGCGCTACGAAGACAAGCGCATTCACTTTATCGAGGAGCCGGGCCCGCGCAAACACTACGGGCATCCGATCCGGGAACAGTACCTGGAGAAGATCAAAACTGGAAAGATTCAGGGCACTTATGTAGTGGTCACGAATCACGACAACTACCACGCGCCTTTTTATCTGGAGAAGCTGGTCAAGGCGTTAGACGACAACCCGGACGCACCGGGGGCTTACTGCTCTGCAATGGTCCACAATTACGCAGGCTTCCCCGGTCAGGTTCCGCAGCCCGGAAAGCAGAACGTGGAAGACGGTTACAACATAATACAGGTGAAGCCCCAGAGGGGTTTTATTGATTGCGCGGGGGTAATGGTCCGCGCGGAACTGGCCGGGAAAGCGGGCTGGCCTGACTACAGCCATTCATCTGATTGGACGTACTTAAACAAGATTGCACAGGAAAACGGGGGCTGGCAGAGATTCAAACTCGTGCCCGGCGTTTTGCTTGTGCATAACTGAGACAAAGGAGAAAAGGGAAAACATGGAACACGCACAGACACACCACCACACAGAATGCAGAGTATGCGGCGGGCCGCTTGACGAAGTTATGGACTTTGGGAAAATGCCTCTGTCTAACGGCCTGCAGCCTGACCGCGAAAGCGCGCTCAATGCGCCGCGCTATGAACAGCGCCTTATGACCTGTCACAGCTGCAAACTCGGGCAGCTGTCGCTTGCGGTCAGCCCTGAAGTTCTATACAAGGACTACGTGTACAAGTCTTCGGTGTCCGGCGTTTTCCGCGAACACTGCGCGGGGCTTGCTGAGTCTCTGCGGATTGCCGCCGTGCATTCGATGGGCATCGGGTCCGTGGTTGACATTGCCGGAAATGACGGGGCGTGTATGCGCGAAGTCCTGTCGGTCATACCTGACGCGCGGGGCTTTGTTGTAGACGTTGCCCAGGATGACGCCCCGGCGGACTACGTGAAAGTCAAGAAATTCTGGAACACGGACACGGCGGCCGAGTTTGTACGCAAGCATGGTTACGCGGGCGCGTTTATCGCTCAAAACGTGGTTGGCCATGTTGACGACACACATGATTTTTTCCGCGCGGTGCGCTCTTCTATAGATGAGGACGGGCTTTTTGTTATCGAAGTCCCGAGCTTCAAAGCCATGATCGAGAACCGCGCTTTTGATACTATCTATCATGAGCATGTGAGCTATTGGAGCGTTACGGCCATGACTGCGCTGGCGGGGCGGCACGGGTTCGACGTGGCAAACGTGGTCTTCTTCCCGGCGATTCACTGCGGCACATTGCGTTTCTGGCTGCGGCCCGGTACCGGTTTCGATCATGCCCCCGTGTGCGTGGACATGATCGAACAGGAGAAGGCGTTTTTCTCTCCTGGCTGGATTGGTGAGTTTGACCGGCAGGTAGAAGGGGACGTAGACAGGGTCAAAACCATGCTGCAAATGATTGCGCATTACAGTGATATAATCGGCGTTACGGCGTCCGCAAAGTCTAACGTGTTTTTGAATTTCGCGCAAACGGTGAACGGGCTGGACCCGCTGCCATTGCGCTATCTGGTAGATGACACGCCGGAAAAGCAGGGCAAGTTTTCACCTGGCACCGATCTAGAAATCAAACCGATGAGCCCGGAGACTGTCGCGGGGGCTGACGTTGCGGTTATCCTGTCGCGCAATCTGACCGGGGCTCTGTCCGCCCGTCTGCGTTCCCTCGGGTTCAAGGGGTTGATTCTGTCCCTGTAGTTCCTTTTTGTTCCTCCATTTTCGGCCCCTGCGGGTTCGCCTTTCCACTCGCAGGGGCCTTTTTTTCACTTTCCAAAATGTCTACTTATGTAAAGTTTACTCTGATATGAGCTATCGACCAATCACAGACGTCTGGATTCTTGGACGTTCAAAAACAAAAGACCCCGAGACCGGGCGGACCTACTACGGCGCGTATCCTGCCGGATTCCTTGAGCGCGCGCGGCCGATGCTGGTGGGCGGCAACCCTGACGCCTGCATTTTGCACGTCTGTGGCGGCCATGCGAAAAACTACAACGGCAAGAAGGGCGGAATCACTCTAAGCGGATTCGGAAAGAATGACCTGACGCTGGATATTGACCCGTTGTGCAAACCCGACATTTTAATGGATGCGCGGAAGATAGACGGGCTATCTTTTTCACCCAACGCCATTTTAATCGACCGGCCGTATTCGGTGGAGGATGCAAAAAACTACCGGTGCGGACCGGACGTGCTGCCCGATCTAAACAAGCTCCTGGCGGATTGCTTGCGTCTGACTGACGGGCACGTCGGCGTCATAGATTATGCATGGCCCAGCGCGAAGGGCGCAAAGGAAATTGCAGCGGTTGCTGTGGGCACCGGTCGGAATGGCCGGGCCCGGTGGTTTACGGTATGGAAGAGAACGCGCTAACTGTACAGAATGCCCCGGCACAGCTCCCCGTGCCACGACATAAAGACTACGCACTAACGGTGCGGCGGTTCAACGAATTCGCCGCCGGCCGGCCGATCAATGAGGAAACCGTACGGGAGTTTTTCGCAATGGAGAAACAACGCGGCTACTCCGCGCGGACTATCGCCCTGCACAAAGTAGCGGTCAAATCTGCTTTGCTCGCTGCGTACCCCTCGCATGACTCCCGTGTGCGGGCGAGCTTTGACGCGTTATTCCGTGAAATCAAACTTCCGAAAACAGAATTGCGGGTGCACTCTAGTTACATTTTTACCAGAGCCGAGGTACGTCGTTTCCTGGCGAAAGCCCCGAGACACGTGGGGCTGTTTGCCCGGCTCCTATACGATACCGGCGCGCGGGTGTCCGAGGGGCTGTCTATTCGGTTGAAAGACTGCAAAGAGGATCGGGGCGCGGTGCTTGCCGCCGTGGTGGGTAAAGGCAGCAAAGCCGGCATTCTGACCATTTCAAAAAAGCTTTTTGCACAGATCCGAAAAACGTACGGGGGCAGGGTCTACCTGTTTGAACACCACGGGAAGCCCTACACCCGGCAGCACATGGGCCACGTTATGAGCAAAGTTTCCAGGCAGGTGCTGGGCCGGAACATGCACCCGCACACAATGAGGCATTCAAGAATCACACATTTGCTGGAACAGGGGGAGCCGCTCGACGCGGTGTCACGGTTTGCCCGGCACAGCCAGACAAGTACGACGCTGGCTTTCTACGCTCACACGCAGTTGTCCAGCGCCGACATACTCAAATCCTCGCTTTGAAGATTCCCACCACGCGCGTCACTTCGTCCCGCCAGTTCTTGGTTGGGTAGCCACCTTTGCACCGTAACGCCGAGTACAGCGGCCGGGTGACTTCGTCCCCTTTCTCCGTGGGTCTGACGGGGGAGTCGAATCCCATAGCACAAGCGACCTGCAGGGCTACGTCATACCAGGTAACTGGCTCGGGGTCCGTGTAATGATACACCCCTGCCGGAACGTTGCGCGGGTAAATGAAGTGACCATAGACGATCCTGGCCAGGCTGTCTGCACTGGTCACATTAGTAGTCAGTGCCGTTGTGACTTCTACCATGCCATGCACCCGCAAACGGTCAAAAATCGTGTGTACGAAATTGGGGCCGTACGGTGAGAACAGACCGGCGGTGCGGATGATAACCGCCCCGGTGTTTCTGCAGATCACTTCCCCCGCGTATTTTGACAGCCCGTAGCGGTTAATAGGGTTCGGCCGGTCTTCCGGGGTGTACGGTTCCCGCTTCGCGCCGTCGAATACATAGTCAGTTGAAAACGTTATAAACCGCTTGCCGTGGTCGCGGCAGATCCTCGCCAGAGTTCCGGGAAACGCTACGTTTAGCAGATCCACGGTCAGCCAGTTTTCCGGGTTTTCTGCTCCCCGGACGTCCGTCCACGCGGCGCAATTTATGACCGTTTCAATTTCCGGTCTGCGGGCCATGTCACAAATTGCCCACATGTTGCCAATTACAGGAGGGGCCAGCACGAAAGAGTTTTCGGGCAGGGCGTTTTGCAACGCCTGCCCGAGCTGCCCGCGTCCACCAATGAGCAGAATCATACAGCGACCGCCCGCTTTTTACCCCTTCCTTCGCGGGCTTCACGAAACTCCCGTTGACGCTCCAGGAATACCGTAGGACCCCTTTCGTTGTCCAATTCTGCAAGTATGCGCTGAAGTTCCGCGACCAGCGTTTCAGCCGCTTTCAGCTGTGCGCGTACCTGCGTAATTTTTGCGATTTTCAAATCTTCGATATTGGCCGTTTCCAGTCTTGCAAGTTCACGGCCTGCGAGGCTGTACGCGTCTAACTTGTGTTCGCGCGGTGCGAACCCTTCCCGGAAATCATGTCCCAGGCTGTATTCTACTTTTTTGATGGCCCGTTCTGTCTGCGTCAGCTTCCGGCTTTCCACGGCAGCGACATTCAACGCCGCCAGAAAAACCTTGAGCGGTTCGCGAAAGAACCGACCGGTCAAAATCCTTTCTGTTCCTTTTGTTTCCATCTCTACACCCCAAAGTGTTTTTTTAATACTTGAATAAAAGCGTCTTGTGAACCATAGGCATCAGCGCCAGCTTCTAATGTTTTGTCTATCTGCTCTGTTGTAGGCTGGGGGTTGTCCCCCTCTGATTTCAAGTACCTTTCTACAAGTAGTTTTGCTGACTCCGTGCTTACTGTATTTGTTCCTTTTGTTTTCATATGAGTATGAAAACACAGCCCCCGAGAATTTGCAACAAAAAAATATTATTTTTTTTGTTATTTTTTGTTGCTTTTTTCCGGTTCCTGCGTTACTGTGTGAGCTATGAAAATCACAGTTAAACGTTTGCAGGAAATCCTGCTGAATCACAGGAGATGGACGGAGGGCGCGGACGGGGGCAAGCGCGCAGACCTAACGCGCGCAGACCTAAGGGGCGCAGTCCTAATGCACACAGTCCTAAGGTGCGCAGTCCTAACGGGCGCGGATCTTCAGGGTGCAGACCTAACGGGCGCAGTCCTAACGGGCGCAGTCCTAAGGGGCGCAGTCCTAACGGGCGCGGATCTTCAGGGTACAGACCTAACGGGCGCAGTCCTAACGGGCGCAGACCTAACGGGCGCAGACCTAAGGGGCGCAGTCCTAACGGGCGCAGACCTAAGGGGCGCAGTCCTAATGCACACAGTTCTAAGGGGCGCAGTCCTAACGGGCGTAGACCTAACGGGCGCAGTCCTAAGGGGCGCAGTCCTAATGCACACAGTCCTAAGGGGCGCAGACCTAAGGGGC